CACTTTAGAAGACATGGTGTACCAAGTGAGTATGCCAAAGTAAGTATGTTGCATTGGAATAATAACAGCCTAGAAGATAATGTTGTTATTGACAAGGTGGAACAAACTTACAATCGTGGATATCAATATGGATGTCAAGATGAGTTAATGGCAAAATATTGTCAAACTAAATGTGTATTCTTTAAACGTAAGGATTATACAGTAGATGTTAAGAACGCAGAAAGTCTTCAAGAAGATTTCCACGAACGTATGACAACTGATTTTAATGGAAGATGTATTAATTTAAGCAAAATGTTAGGACTACCACCTGAGATAGATTCAACTATATATCCAGGCGAATTAGTAACAATATTTGGTCCTACAGGGTCAAACAAGACTACACTTGCTCAAAATCTTGCATTAGGAGTTGATTTTGTAAATGATAAAATAGTCAAAGAATGGCAGATTCCCACATTGTTCTTGTCATTAGAGCTTTCAGCATGGTATATGCATCGTAGACATATGCAGATTGTATCTGGTATGTCAAAAGAGATGATTAACCATAATTATAAAGAGCTTTACGCAGAACATAAAGATGAATTGAGTCATCTAGCTATACAGACTGTATCACCTACATTGGAACAGATTAAAGATAAAATAAGAGATTTACAACCATCAGTAGTTATTGTAGACTATATTGATTTAGTTGAAACTCCGCCACATGTTAAAGGCGAGTATGAACAAATTAAATATGTATCACATAACTTATCTAATATGGCTGTTAATCTTGATATTATTATTATTCAAGTCTCACAGGTAAGCAGAGAGTATAGTCGTAACGATGTACTTGACTTATATGCTGGCAAGGGGTCAGGTGCAATTGAGAATGCCAGTAGAAAAGTAATTGGGTTAAATGGCCAAGCTAAGTCTAATACAAAAACTGTCGAGATGTATAAAAATACTGATGGAGAGTTATTTAAAACAGAAGTAGAATGGCGACCTAGTTTCAGACTCAGGAGAATCAATGGCTAAAGGAATCATTTTTGATTTATTAACACTTAACAATGGTATAATTTTAACATTATTTCGTATATTTAAAGTAGGTATTATCAAAGATAATCAAGGCTTTGGAACGTTTTATACATTAATGTTAGCTATACATAATTTAGAAACATCTGTTTCTATAGCATGGAGAACAAAAGCATATGGCGAAGAAGAAAACAAGTCGAAGTCAAAAACTACTGTTGCATCTGCTTAAAGGTAGAACAATCAGTGGTACTCAAGCATTAAGCAAATTTGGAATCTATCGATTATCTGCAGTAATTAAGAACTGGAGAGATAAAGGTTTTAAGATTGAAACCAAAATGGTAACTCGCTTAGGTCGTAGATACGGTGTGTATAAAATGACAGGGAGGCCAGATAATGTTTAAAAGCATATATTATAGGTTTGTGAGAAGTACTCGCAGACCACGCAAAAGGTACAAAAAAGGTAACTCAAAACAATATCGTATTAATAAAGGTATTTGGGATGATTTACAGCATTTAAGAGAACAGAATCAAAAGCTAAAAGGTTTATTAAACACTTTAGCTGAGAAAACTGGCAATGCAGTCGTCGGAGACATAATTGTACCATTAAAGGAGAAAGAAGAGTATGAAAAGCAAAAATCAGCTGGCTACTACTTCTAAATCTAAGTCTACTAGGGGTCGAAAGGCCCCTAGAATGACGAAAGTTATACGATTTTGGCTAGATAAATTTATGCCAGTCTTAAGCAAAAGACATGGTACTCATGCTAAACGTATTTTTCATAGATTGATGAAGAAAAGCTCTACATTAAGGTCAACATTAAAAAGAAGGAGCAAAGAATATGAAGTCGTTTTTAAAATCTCATTACCTACAATACGTGAACTTTTACTACGGTCTTATGCAAAGCCGTGCATTTACTGTAATAATGTACTTGACGTATCTAATATGGTATGTGACCATATTATCCCTCTTTCTAGTGGTGGTCCATCGATTAGTAACAATTTAGAAATGATATGTAAGCGATGTAATATTAGAAAAGGTCCGCTTACAGGTAGAGAATATAGAATTTTAATCAAATTTCTTGACAAGCAACCTAAACATGTAAGTGATTACATATATAGGAAGCTAGCAGGAAAAGAAATGTTTAATTAACAATTAGGCGAGAGGCTTTGCGGAATAGAACCCGCCCTCGAATGGTTTGTTTCAAGTCAAACCACAGGTCGACTTTTTAGTCAGGGGAATGGTGGCCCTATGTATACCTGGTTCATGCGAGGTCCTTTCCCTCTCGCCTATTATTTAAAGGAGTATTAAACAACAAAGTAACCCTAAAAAAACAAAGTATTACACTGCATATAAGGAAAAAAAACATCGTACTGAACGTATTATAGATATGATAGAATCTATTCCTAAAAGATGCTGGTGGCTTAGACAATATCTAAGGGGAACTATGAATGTTAGAAAAGGGAGGTCTTATGCCAGAAATACCGATTAATTTTAACCAATTAAAAGGTAGAATAGAAAAAGATGAAGATTGGCGTGAAGGCGTTAATGCATTTAGAAAATGGACTGATGCTGAATTGCAAAAGCTACAACAAGATGTACATGATATTAAAGTTTTTATGAAAAGATATCAAGTAAGTGTAGATTATATTGAAGCATGGAAAAAGCGTCAGGAAAAAGAAGAAGATAAAATAACAGGTGAGTCTTTATAACTTGCCTGTTCTATTTTAATATTGTAAATTATATAGCTTATGAAGGGAGAAAAATGAAGCATGTGTTAGCCAGGGGTTATATTAAAAAATCTAAAGATATAACCAATAATAAAAGTGTAACAAATAGATTCGCTGCTTATACAGGCGAATTAAGGTTTGATAGTAAAAACATATTAGTAGAAGTATTTACCGACAACGAAAACTTTAAAAATAAAGAATTATTTGTCAAGCTTTCTGTAGATACTGGTGTAAATATCGAGAATATGTTATGATAGATAAACATTATGAAGCAATAGCTAAAATTATTGGTGGAACTTTACACTCTAGTAATAGATTAAAAGGTTTAGTTAAAACTTTTATAGAGTATTTTAGCAGTGTAGATAAAGACTTTAATATAGAAGAGTTTTCAAAAAATGCATTAAATGGTGAATATGTGGAAGATATAATTGAAGAGCCTGTTCAACAAGCAAAACCAAGTACATGAGCGCCTAAACCAGTTACCGTAGGTAACAGTCAAGTAGATAGAATTAATGCAGAATTTGAAGATGCGATGAAAAGAATGTCAACTATGATAGGAAAAAACTATGGCAAAAAGCAAGCAAAGAAAACCAACAACTAAAGACTTTATTAATGTAATCAATAGTCTAATTAGAGATGTTGAGGTTCTACAAAATAATGATAATACAATGATGCAAGCATTCGAGCTTTACATCGAATATAAAAAAGATACAAAAGACTTTGATGAATTTTGTAAACAGTTAGCAGAAAAAATGGGTAAAGAAAATGAATTACAAGAAACTGGACAAGATAATACAGTCCCAGATACAGCAGATTCTACAAACGCGTGATGATGGTCAAAAAGAATATGCTAGAGATATAGATAATGTATTTGCCAACTTCGAAAGGGTTGGCAAGTATATTACTGTTTCTAGAGAGCAAGTTCTAATGGTATACTTATTAAAACATATCGATGGCATAATGGCTTATATTAATGGTCATAAATCGCAAAGAGAAGGTGTAGAGGGTAGAATTACCGATGCAATAGTATACTTATTACTGCTAAGAGGAATGGTAGAAGATAATGAAACTAAA